TGCAATACCAGTAGCATCAACAAATTTATTATATTCAGATGGAACTAATATTTCTTTAGGTATTAGACATAAAGGATACATTACACCTGGAGCAACTTATACAACAGTCAATGGTGATCAAGTTTTAGTAGATACATCAGGAGGTGGTATTGGTGCACCCGTTACAATTAATTTACCAGCATCTCCATCAGTTGGTGATGAAGTCCATTTTATAGATAGTGGTAATAACCTTGCATCAAACAATTTAACAATAGGTAGAAATAGTTCTAATATTTTAGGCTCTGCTTCTGATTTAGTGGTATCTACAAACTCAGCAGCATTTACACTGGTCTATGTTAATGCAACAAGAGGCTGGATCTACAAAGATAACATATAGGAGCTAACAGATGGCTCTACTTGATTTTTCATTCTATCCAGGAATAGATAAACAAAACACGTCTGTTGGTGCTGAACAACGTTGGGTTGATTGTGATAACGTAAGATTTAGATATATGTTGCCAGAAAAAGTAGGTGGCTGGGCATCACTTGTTACAGACACAATTGTTGGAGTTGCAAGACGTGAGTTTGCTTTCGTTGATTTAGCTGGAAATAGATATGTAGCAATTGGTACAGATAAATTTTTACTTATTTATTTTGAAGGTCAACTATATGACATTACACCATTAAAAGCGACTCTATCCTCTGCAACGATTGCAACAACAGATACATCTGCAGTTTGTGAAATTACAACAGGATCAAACCATAATCTATCAACAGGAGATATTGTATTAATTGATAACGTAACTTTACCGGGAGGAACAGGTTATGTAGATTCTGATTTCGAAAATAAATTATTTCAAGTAACTTCTATTATATCAGCAACAGTATTTACCATTACACAAAGTACAGCCGCAACAGGAACAGTTGCAACCGGTGGAAGTATAGATATTAAACCTTATGAACAAGTTGGTCCGGCAGCGCAATCTTATGGTTATGGTTGGGGTACAGATACTTGGGGTAGTGGTGGATGGGGTGAAGCTTCATCTGCAAATGATGTAGCACTTGAACCAGGTTTATGGTCATTAAGTAATTTTGGACAAGTTCTTGTTGCAACGATTGCAAATGGTAAAACATTTACATGGAATGCAGGGGATGCATCAAGACTCACAACAAGAGCATCAACAACTACATCAGGATTTCAAACAACTAATAACCCAACAGCAACAAGAGTCACATTAGTATCACCTACAACTAGACACTTAATTCATTTAGGAACAGAAACAACTATTGGGGATACATCAACTCAAGACGATATGTTTATAAGATTTTCAGAACAAGAAGATATAAATGATTACACTGTTACAGCAATTAATTCTGCAGGTACACAAAGATTACAAGATGGTACAAAAATTATTGGTGCATTAAAAGCAAAAGAAACTATTTTGATTTGGACTGATAATGCATTGTATACAATGAAATTTATCGGTGCACCTTTTACATTTGGATTTGAGCAAGTAGGTACTAACTGTGGGCTAATTGGTAAAAACGCAGCTGTTGAAATAGATGGTACAGCATTTTGGATGTCAAACAATGGTTTTTTTGCTTTTGATGGTACAGTTAAATCTTTACCATGTACCGTTGAAGATTATGTTTATGATCAGGCTGATACGACAAAAGGACAACAAGTTTATGCAGGTTTAAATAACCAATACACAGAAATAACTTGGTACTATACATCACAAGGGTCCGAGTATAATGATCAATATGTTGTATTTAACTATGGGGAAAGTGTTGCCAAGGTACCAGGTGGAGTTTGGTATATTGGAACAGAAGCTAGAACAAGTTGGATTGATGGTACAGTATATCCAAATCCAATTGCAACTAAATTTAATGATAATGCTGCAGGAACTTTTCCTGTCATTGTTGGAGAATCAGGGCTCGGGCAAACCACATTATTTGAACATGAAGTAGGAACTGATCAAGTCAATCCTGATGGTACTACGACAACGGTTACATCGTTTATACAATCCTATGATTATGATTTACAACAAAGTATGAGAGGTCAAGCTTATCCTGTTTCGGGAGATGTATTCTTAGCAGTAAGAAGATTTTTACCTGATTTTAAAGATTTACAAGGTAATGCTAAAGTAACATTGGCTGTAAAAAGATATCCTTCAGATTCTCAAACCACTACATCTTTAAGTCCTTTTACAATTACGTCTTCTACTGAGAAAAAAGACACACGCGCAAGAGGAAGATTTGTTAATATAAAAATAGAAAACGATTCGGCTTCAGAATCTTGGAGATTTGGAACAATGCGATTAGATATACAACCGGACGGTAGAAGATAATGGCAAAGATTAACGTAAGATTACCAGAACCAAAAGAAGAATATGATGTATCAAACCAAAAACAAATTAATAGAGCAATCACTATTATGAAAGAACAATTGAATTCAACTTTTTTAGATGAACTTAAACAAGAGACTGAGAGATATTCTTGGTTCACAGGGAGAAATTAATGTCTTGTAATAATGTCAATCCAATAACAGGTGGAAGTACAGTTGATGACATTCCATTTTATTTAGCTGTACAGCAAGGTAAAGTTCCTGGTTACTCTATGGTTAATAAATTTGGATATAATAGTTCTATTGGATCAGGTGCTTTTGAAACTATTTGGGAAACAGGAGACGACTATCCTTGGCAATCTTCGGCAGTTACTGTCGATGTTGTTAGTGATGATACTAATGACGATGTAGCTGGAACAGGTGCTAGAACTTTAAGAATACAAGGTTTAGATGGTTCTTATAATTTTGCTGAAGAGACTGTTGATATGGATGGGACAACTACAGTTACAACTACACAAACTTTTTTAAGAGTATTTAGAATGTCTGTTGAAACAGCAGGAACATCTGGAAATAATATTGGGAATATATCTGTAACTTATACAGGTGGATCTGATGTTGCTGCAACTATAACTGCTGGTAATGGACAAACACTTATGACACTATACACTATACCTGCAGGTTATACTGGTTATTTACTATCAATGAATATATCATCTGGTAAAGATCAAGAAATGCAATTTAAATTTATACAAAGAAATAATAGTGTTGCTAACGCAGCTTTTCAAACAAAACAATTTTTAGATGTTAGAGGTGGTCAAACAACAGTTATCTTTAACGCAATCAATGTAATACCTCAAAAGTCAGATATCTATGTTTCTGGGAAGTCAAGTTCTACCTCTTCTGCTTCTGCCTCATTTGATTTATTATTAGTACAGGATGGATATTAATGGCTAATATTTATAAAAACGCATTCTATGATCCAACAACTACGGCAGCTGAAACTGTTTATACAGTGCCTTCAAACGCTAGAGCTATTGTTCAAAACATACAATTAACTAATGAATCTGGGTCCAAAGTAGCAAAAGTATCTGTTACAGACTCATCAGCTACTACAGATTATCAAATTGCATATGCAGATATTACTGGTCCAACCATTTGTAATGTTGCAAAAGGGCCTGTAGTTCTTGAAGAAAATGATGTACTAAAGATTGAATCTTCTGTAACATCTGGTATAAGTGGTATAATATCTATACTCGAAATCAACCGAGAATAAGGAGTCTTATGGCGTTTAAAGAAGAAGCAGAAGTAAACTACACAATTATAAATGGTAAAAAAGTACCTGTAGTTAAATGCGAAACAGAAGTAGTATTAAGAAATACTAGAACTAATCAAGAATATAATTCTGATCAAGAAGCTGAAGAGGATATTAAAAATCCATCGACAGCTACTGTAAAAGAAGATATAACTAGATCATTAAAAATCAAGGTAGCAGCAATGCCACCATTAGGAGCAGCGTCAGACGCAGATAAATAATGGCAATATCGAGAGCACAAATGTATAGACAACTAAGAGCAAGTGGTGGTATCATGGGTGTTGCGCCTAGAGAAAAATTCGGTTTAGGAAGTAAGTTTAAAAAATTTGTAAGAAAAGTAATACCAAACGAAGTATCTGAAATTGCAGTTAAAGCTGCACCTTTTGTAGCACCTTTTA